GCGCGCAATGCGCACCGCGCCGTCACCCAGGGTGATGCGGATGACGACGGCGGCCTGGCTTTGCACTGCGTCCTCCAGCAGCTGCATGGCCAGGCTGGGCGTGGTCTGTGCGATGACATCACAGCTCATGTTTGACACCGGCAGCAAGCCCTGCTCTTCTTGCTTCACGATGTCGATCAGCCGGGTCACGTCGATCTTCTCGCCAGCGCCGCCGCCAATGTCGTAGCTGGTGGATTCACTCAGCGTCTGCCAGGTGGCCACCGGGATAAACGTGCCGCCGGCATAGGCGCTGAAGTTGGTGGTGTTCAGGCCCTGCAGCTCGAAGCTGTTGGTGGCCTGGTTTTTCACGCGGCAGGCCTGGCCTTCCAGCTGCGCCATGCCGCTGACGCCGTTGAAGTAGCCCACGGTGTCGTTGGCCATGCTGTGCGCGGCGCTGGTGGCCACGCCGGGGCTGGCTTGGGTGACTGCCGTGACGGTCTTTGCCGCGCCGTAGGTGGCCGCGATCTCGATCTTGACGTTGCGGCCTTTGACGTTTGCCATGGTGGTGGCTCCTTTCGGGATTGGCCCAACAGGGCGCTGGTTGGGAAAAGAAAAAGCCGCCGGTCTTGCGACGCGGCGGCTTGTGATGGGGTGACTACTGGTGCTTGCGGGTGCGGGCTATGCCCACCACTCGACGGTCAGGGTTGTGCCGTCTTTGCTGATGTCAGGGTCAAACGACGTGATGCGGTCCAGCACCGTGGCGCCTGCGTCGCGCGGGGCGGTGGCAACTGCTGCAGCCACAGCGTCAGCCACTGCATCAGCCTGTGCCGCGGTGTCGCCCCAGCACTGCACCTGCAGCGTGCACTGGTTGCCCAGCACAGTGCCGTCCAGGCCCAGCGTGGGGTTGTGGTTGCTGGCAAAGGTCACCAGCGGAAACGGCGCACCCTTGGGCGCGGCATTGGCCACGATGCGCTGCTGCACCAGCGCCACCAGCGGCGCATGGGCAGCCAGCACGGCGCGGAAGTCGGCTTCGATGCTCATGGGGCCGGCGCCTTGGGCTTGTTCAGCTTCGCAATTTGCGGGCCGATGGCGCGGATGAATGCCTGCAGCGCCTGGTCCAGCTTCTGCGCCGCCGGCTGAAGGAATGGGCGGGCGGGCATGTTGCGCGTGCCGAATTCGACGAAGCGCCAGTAGAACGGATCGGCCGGGCTTTTGCCACCACGAAACCCGCGCTTTGCCGGCCGCACGTTGACGAAAACGCCGACGTCGCCGTTGCGCCTGGCCAGCTTGCTGGTGCGCACTGCGATGGCCTTTTGCAGCGTGCCGGGCTTGCGGTAGCCCTGCTGCACGGCCGAATCGCTGGCGCTGATGATGGGCGCCTGCGCGCGGGCTTCGCGCTGCACCACCCGGGCCCCGGCCGCCAGCGCGTTGCGCAGGGCCCGAACCCGCAGCTTGGGCACGATGCCGGCCAGCGCCGCTTTCAGGTCGGGGATGCCGCGCACCTTGGCTTCGATCATGCTGGCGCCCCTTCCCGGATGCCGGCGCTGCAGGTCAACTCCATGGTGTGGCCGCCGCCATCCACGTCGGCCGGCTCGGCAATGATCTGGTGCGCCACGCCGCGCCACAGCACGCGCTGACGGCCGTTCACGTCGGCCCGCCAGCGGATGAAAAAGCGCACCGCGGCTTCAGACTGCACCGCGCCCGCGCTGAAAGCCTCAGACCCGCGCAGGGGCTGCGCAGCGGCCCACACGGTGCACACGTCGCCCCAGGTCTCGACGCGCTGGCCCAGGCTGTCCACGCTGGTGCTTTGCGCCTGTATGGTGATGCGGTCATTTTTGGCGCTGCGGACAACGGGGCGCATGGTCAGTACACCTTCAGGGGCTCAAGCCCCGCGTACAGCCACGGGAAGTTTTGCGCTGCTTGCGGTGCCGCGGCGCGGTTTTCGTCAGCCCACAGCGAGACGTGCGCGATGATGAAATGCTCGACTTCAACCGGCAGGGCCGCCGCGCTTGCCGGGCCCGCAGTGAACACCAGACGCACGCGCGGGCCGCCGGGCACTTCACCCAGCGCTGGCCAGGTGCTGCCTGCTGCCGGCGCCACGCCGGTGCGGCTGCCGTCGGCAAACACCACAGGCGCTGGTGACAGCGCAACCCATGCCGCACCGTCCCAGTACGTGGCGCTGCAGCTGGTGGCCATGCCGATCGGGAAAGTTTCACCAGCCGCCGGCCAGTCGGTGCGTTCAAACCGTGGCGCTTTGGGCGTGAAATACGTGTTGCAAAACTGTTCAGCCAGCCGCACTGCAGCGTCGATCCAGCGCGGGATGTCGGCATCAAAGCGGTCATCATCAATGCGCGCGCCCTGCTTTGCCGCGGCCAGGGTGACGACGGGCACATACAGCTCCACGCGGTCGCTGACGGCCGAGCCAAACCCGTTTGAAACCACCACCCGGAACTGGGCGCGGTGGTCGGCCAGCGTCACAGCCGGCACAGACAGCTGCGATGCCGTGGCGCCCTCGATGTTGACGCCGCCGCGCTGCCATTGGTAGGCCAGCGGGGACGATCCGATGGCCGACACCGTGAACACAGCCGTGCTGCCATCGGCCACCGAAACGCTGCGCGGCTGGGCCACGATTTGCGGCGCGGTGGTCACGGGCGGCTGCACAGTCAGCGCTGCGCCAGCGCTTAAAACGCTGCTGACGGAGTTGCTGACCAGCACGGTGTAGACCACGCCGTTTTGTGCCTGCTGCGCTTCGCTGATGGTGTAGCTGTTGCTGACCGCGCCCACGATGTTGGCGCCATTGGCACGCCACTGGTAAGCCAGCGGCGCCGTGCCCGTGGCCTGCACCGTGAACGTGGCCGGCGCACCGTCAGCCACGTTTTGAGGCTGCGGCTGCGAAGCGATGGCCGGCGCGACTGCTGCGGCGTTGACGGTCAGCAGCGCCGCATTGCTGTTGACGCTGCCCCCGCTGTTGCTGACCACGGCGCGGAACTGTGCGCCCGTGTCGGCCAGTACCGCCGTGAACGTGTGCGTGCTGGCATTGGCGCCGCTGATGTTGACGCTGTTGCGCTGCCACTGGTACGCCAGGCCCGTGCCGGTGGCCGAGACACTGAACGTGGCGCTGGCGCCGTCAGTGACCGTCTGCGGCAGCGGGTGGCCGCTGATGACAGGCGCAGCGACGGGCGAGCCCACCACCGTGACGATGTTGGCCAGGCCCGTGGATGGCGCACCGGTGGCGGGCAGCGCAAACAGCCGGTAGGGCTGCGTGTACGTGCCATCTGGCGCACCGGCCAGTTGATAGATGCCCGCGTCTGTGACCGACGTGGTACCGGCCGTGACGTATGCGGGCTCCAGGCGCCACAGCAGTTCGGTGCTGTCGTCGCCCGGGTCTACGTCGTTCAGCAGCGGGGACGACGCATTGCCGCCCGTCACGATCTGTGCGGGCGTGATGCCGTGGGCGCCGAAGACGATGCCGGTGTCTGGGGGGAAGCCGCCGAGGATGATCATTGTTTTGCTCGGGTGTTGTGCAGCATGTCAGGCGGCGGTCAGTGCGAGCAGCTCGGCGTCGGGCAAGCCGACGGGGGCGACGCCGAAGGCTTTGATGTGGCCCATGAAGCCTAAAGCCCCAATATCTGACCGCACCATGACGCCGGCAGGCACGGCTGCCGATGTGTCCGGGCCGGTCAGTGCGCCGTTTATTGCAGCGCGCAGATCGTTGGTTTGCGCCCTGAAGGCGGCGCGGTAAAAAAGGCCAGGTACTGCGGGGGCGCCAGCGCTACCCTGGAACCCGCCCACAGCATTGATGACCTCGCCGACCAAGGTTGTTGACGCCCCAGTGAAATACAAGCTGACCCGCGAATCGTTGGCAGTCGTGCTGATACGCAGGGGCATCGGGTACGTCGTCGCTGTCGTTGACCGATCAAGCGAGCTTTCGGCGTAGAGCGTGTAAGCCGCTGCGGACTGCAGCGACGCGGGAAAGTTGCTGCCCGACACGTTGGCCACATCGGCAGCGCGAGTGACTGCGGC